CTTTCGCCCCGCCCAGGTTGTTCAGATCTGGAATTTCTCGCCGTTGAATTTTTCGGCGTGTGCCTTGACGTAGGCATCATAGAAATCCTGATTGGTGCAGGGGGCCATTTCCCTGTGAAGTTCCTCCCGCAGGTCGTCGTCCATCATTTCCACGGCGGCTTCGAAATCAATATATCTGCCGTTTTCGTCTTGTACATACTGGTCGGCCAGCTTTTCCAGTTCTTCGGCCATTACATCGGCCTCCCAATCGGTCAAGTCATATTCTTTTTTGAACTCGTCCCGGTCGGAAGCTCTCCAACCACCTGCAAACAAGTCTTTAGCATCATAGGCAATCTGTTCACGAGTCATTTCTTTTTCCATGATTCATCGCTCCTTTTCAACTTCTTGGGAAGTTCCATTCCCTCTTTCTGACTATATTATACCTCTCATTGGGAGGTATTGCAAGCGATGAACAGAAAAATATTAAAAAGTTTGCTCCCGAAATCAATTTCGGCCACAAATCACCACTCGGCTAGATTGTATGTCAGTGAAGCGGCTTCAACTTTCCGCCCAGATCTGGTGTACACCATTACTTCCCATCTTCCAGCCTGGAAGCCCACGCCGCCATAGGTTTTCCCGTCAGCGGTCAGCGCACCGGCCTTGATCTTATGACTTTTTCGCAGGTTGATCTTGTATACATCAACCTTCTGCCGGTCGGTGTCAGCCGTGACCACCGTTCTGTCTGTCTTTTCGGATGCCGCAGCAGGGACGGATGGTTTCCCCTCCCGGATATCCCGGGCCACCTGCCGGGCTCCGCTCTCCACGTCCGGGGCCTGCACATAATACGTTACAGCCGGAGGCGTATCAGAGGCTTGCACATGGTAGATTTCCCTGGTGATTCCCCTGGCTGTCTGATCAGATACACCCAGTTCCTTTTTTACCGCTCCCGGGTCGGTTGTCTGCCGGTAATCCATCACTTTCGGCTGTTCCTTTTTGTCCTGATGGCATCCGTAGATAGCACAGCATACCGCCAGCAGGGCAATTAATCCCACGATGACCGTGATGATTTTCCATTTTTGTTCACGTTCCATTCTTCCACCTCCTATGGCCGTTTGTGAGCGTATTTTTGCGGTTCTCACATATAAGGTTATATGGAAAACAAAAAAGCGGCGTACAAGGCCGTTCTGACCTCATACGCCATTTAAAACACGCTACTTAATCCCCAAACAGGGCATTATCGTACATATAATCTCCGTCAATCCCGTATCCTAAATAGTCGTCGGTCCATTGCCACACATATCCGCCGATATCATCCACCGGGCCCCATTCAGCGTTCCAGATCGGGCACCCCAGGGACTGCCAGTCGATGACTGTGGTCAGCCAGTCGTAAGATGCGTACACGCCCCAATTAAGGCCGATGTGCTCGCCGAAAGCCTTACACATAGCAGTGACCAGGGCCGGGTCTTTTTCGAAGCCGTTGTTTTTCTTCCAATGGTCAGCATCTTCCATGTCGTAAAACACGGGCAATTCCAGCAGAACGCCAGATTCTTCAATAGCTGCCCGGCAGTTTTTGGCGTTTTGCACAGCATCCTCAACGGAAAGGCTATAGTCGTAGTGATACGCCCCGACAAGCATCCCATGGGCATGAGCCTGGGCCACGTTTTCCCGGAACATCTCGTCCCGTCCATGCTTCCCGTATGAGCTGCGCACATAGCAGAAACGGACGCCCTGGGCTTGCAGATCATCCCACGGAATGTTCCCGTTGTTCTCGGATACGTCAATTCCTTTAATCATTTTCCATTCCCCTCTTTCTTCTGTTCTCCTTGCCAGGGATCCGGAACCCCGTCCCCATCATCATCAACAAGGGATTTCCCAATAAACCCAATCGCCGCAATGAAGGATACGCCTGTTAGCGTCTGTATCAGCATGTTGAGTGCTGGCAAGTCTACCCTGCCCTGGAAAGCCCAAAGCCATACCCAGCCGGACAGATACAGGATGATACTGCCGATGATCAAAAGCATTAACACGATCACTAGGGCACGGGGAAGCCCCCGGACCTTCATGCGGCCCACCGAGCCCAGCAGGTTCAACAGTATACCCTGCAGCTTCTTCACTTTCGAACCTCTTCCGGCATCTTTAGTACTTCTTCGTGCTTTGCAGTCATGATGCCGTTGTCCGCCAGCCGTTCGTAAACATCGTACATCTCCTCGAAAACCTGCTTTTCATCAACAGTCGGCGGCGTCCGTTGGAACCGCACATACATATCATTGAGGGAAGCCCGCAGAATCAGCTGCATTCCCTTTCTGACCGCTCTCAGCCCGGTGACATAGGCAACTACATATCCCACCAGCCCCCCAACGGCCAGGCTCACGGCAGTACTCAGCCCTTCGATAACAATATCGTTCACTTTTTGGTATCCTCCTTATAGATAGTAATCTTGAAAGGTTGTGATTTTATGAAACTCCCGAACGGCTTCGGCACCTGCTATAAGCTCAACGGTAATCGCCTCCGCCCCTGGGTCGTCAAAAAGACCATCAACGGCCATCAAAAAACACTAGGGTATTTTGCAACCTACGTGGAAGGTCTGAGCCATCTCTTTGCCGTCAATAACACAGACGCCATGCAAGCGGAAATCCCTTTTTCTGCTATCTACGAAAGATGGCAGAAAGAGCATTTTCCGGGTCTGTCCGTGTCCTCTCAGAAAACCTATGAGATTTGTTTTAAGCATCTCTCACCCCTCCATTCCCGGCCTTTCGCCTCTCTCCGATACAGAGATCTGCAAGCCGCCATTGACGATGTGAAAAAGATTGCAGGTTACGCCACGCAAAAGAAAGTCAAAGGGCTACTGGAACAGCTCTATGACTATGCCATCAGATACGACATAGTAACCACGGACTATGCCAGCCGTCTTTCCATCGACCCGCACATCCCGGTGCACAAGAAAAAGCCCTTCACCGTCCGGGAACGGAATCGGCTATGGGCTAATCTTGAAACACCATTTGCAGTTGATGTATTGATTCTGATTTATACCGGGCTCAGATGCGGCGAGTATCTCAACATCAAAGCATCTGACGTTAAAATCCGTCAGCGTTGTCTGGTGATCAGAAAAAGTAAAACGAGGGCAGGCATCCGGCAGGTCCCGGTCAGTAAAAAGATATGGCCTTTTGTCATGGCCAGAATCCAGGCATCTCCCTGGCTCTGCCCCTGCCGTTCCTACGACTCTTTCCGCCGTCAGTGGGACAAGGTGATGAAAGCATTATCCATGCACCACACGCCCCATGAAGCACGACACACAGCCGCATCAATGCTCGATTCAGCAGGCATCAACGACACCGTGGTCAAAATGATTTTGGGCCACGCCAGAAAAGGGGTGACAAAAGCCGTATACACGCATAAAACCTTGTCCGAGCTCCGAAAAGCAGTGGATATTTTGTGAGTAACCAGGTCTTTTCCTTTTTTAGCCATCGCCCCGACAGCGGCATCATAAGCCGATGCGTAAGGTGCTTTTCCTGTGCTTAACGTGGGCCCGTTGCGGCCTTGTCAAGGACATAAAGTGAGGTAAAATTGACATGAAATTGCTTTCCAGGTATCCACCGAGGAGATGCCCAGCCACAGCCACACCTTGAATCATAATAGCGCTAGCTCCCCTGGCTCCAACAACTGGGTTATCATTGACCATGAAGGGGTAACAAAATGGCAAGACGATGTTGTTGGTTCGGCCGGTGGAAATGCCCCGCACAACAACATCCAACCCGTGATCGCCAGCTATGCATGGCGTAGAACTGCATGACCACCGATGAGTTGCCTAAATTTACGCCGAGTAGTCTGAGCCTATTTGGAACGATGGAAGCGGAACCGAACTAGGACATACCGTCAGCTGGAGAGGGCACGGTACTTTAAATATCCTTTCACAGTTCAGCTCGATCGGAAAAGACACGCCTCACAACAACCTACCGCCATCAGTCTGTGCCTACTGCTGGAAACGTACGTCCTAAGCAGTCCTGCGCCAGCCATACGAAGCGATGGACGGGGACAAGTTGTTGTGGGGTACGTTGTTGCCAAAAGCCATTTCAAAGCCGTCTCGCTGATTAGACAGCACATTTGACCCACTTCCCACGCCCTCGATGCTATGAGGTGTGGAGAATACACCCGAAGCCGTTATATCTTGATTGACGTCCTGCTTGGCTATGTTCCAGACTGAGCCCGTGATACGGGGCAACTCATCGGTGGCTATGCGGTGCGCTTCCAGGCAAAAGCAGCTACCACCGGCTGGATGTTGTTATGAGCCGCATTGCCGCCAGTTCCGTCGGTGGTGCCAGCAGGGTCACCAAGCCCATTTTGTGGGGATGTGGCCAGGGCTCCACCGTTATCCACCCAATTGCCGCTCGGCTTGAATGTTCCGCTCGTGTAATCAACCCACTTCCCATCCCGGTAAACCTTCGGGGTGCCGCTCTGTACTGTGTTCCATGTCCTTACAAGGTGCCCATGGGATGCGAGTTCATCGGTGGCTATGCAGTTCTACGCCACCCATAAGCGGCGATACACGGTTGAATGTTGTTGTGGGGCTGGTTGCCACCAGTTGGTTCCGTAGTTCGGGTTACGTTCGTTGCTTTGGTCCCCAAACTGCCTGCGTCAACAAACCAGGAACTATCCTTGCTGGTTCCTTTTTTTGTCGTATCGAGATAGTAGTCATGGCTATGACTAGGCGTTTCATCGGTGGTGAGCGGGTGCTTTCTCTCGCCGTATTTTTGACCCGCTGTATAGGTGTAGCTACCGAAGGAGTCGCTCCCACTACCCTGTGCAATCAGTGTGTAGCCAGCTGGCATGGCCTCCCACGTCCCCCCGAAAAGGGTAGCCGGGCTCGTGCTGTCGTTGCTCCAGTAGTAACTACCCACAGGGTGGGCGTCCAGCTTTGCCTGGGTTTTGGCCGCACTCACTGCCGTGCTGATGGCTTGCTCGTAGGCCGCTTTTTGCTTGGCCAGGGCATCAGCAACAATCGACTGTACCCACGCCGTAGATGCTACACGGTTGTCGCTAGCCGTGGAATCGGGGCTGGCCACATACATAGCCCCCCACTTCTTGTCCGTAGTCCCGATGGAACCTTCTCCATCCACGTTGGGGACATAAGCCCGTGTGGTCATTCAGCCACCCCCTTCCCATCGCTCTCGTTGGTATTAGCTTCCGTAGTGTTCTCAGCTTCTTTCGGTGCAACATAGGCAATGCAATCCTTGTTCACGCATTTCCCTTCTGCATCCAGCTTCCGGGCACAGTACGGGCATCTTTTCGGGAGTTTAAATCTCATTTCAACGCCTCCATTTCTGCCTTGTAGGCTTCTTGCAAGTCAGCGAAATCCTGTTTAATACTTGCCTGGGCTTCCGTATCGTCCCTCAGACAGGCGATGTTATAAGAGCTGGATAACTCTGCCACCCCACTGTTATAGTCGGCTGTGAGGGCCGTTTTCTTCTCTTCCACGGTCGGCTCGGCAGGGGGAACGTATTCCCTTTTGGCTTTTGCATCCAGGTAATCTTGGAGCTTTGCAAGATACCCTTCGTAGGTGTCGTTAGGATAGTTGTAAAAAAGGCTATCCGCGACACAGCATTTTTGGTTTTCGTCATACAAGACCATCCCGGGAAGATCATCCACCCCGGAGTCAGTCTTAAAGTTATCCAGGGAGTCGATATAAACCTTTGAACCCTGGATGATCGTCACTTGTTCTTTTAAGATCTGAAAAACTTTCATTTTTCCTCCTTCTTCACTCTTCTTCACTGCCGATGAAATGACCAGCCACGGGCACAGTGCCAGCGTGAGCACGAACGGGGCGCACCATCATGGCGTCATGGGCGAAAAATCCACCGAGTACAAAAATCCTGTATACGGATTCTACGACTCGTCTAACTCTCATTTCGGCTTCGAAGACATCGGCACCGGCGACTGGGATAATGCCCTGTGGAACACAAGCACAGACGGTGCCCACGCTCATACTGTGACCATCGGGGCTACTGGCGGCAATGTACCGCATGAAAACAGACAGCCGTACAAAGTCGTGAACAAATGGTGTCGGACTGCCTAAGCCGTCCTGAGCCACTTTGCGACGACCTTATATGGCTGGCGGTTCTCGTGCCCAAGGCCACTGCCTGTAGGCTCAATAGTGATCGTGTGGGTGTGGGAACCAGCGTTAGAAGTAGTCATGTTTTCCCAATGCCCTGCACTAGATCCTGTTGCCGCATTATCCGGGTTCGACGGATTCGTTCGGCTATATCCATGATTATGATTGCCATCTGTGGAGCAGATTGCTCTATGACTATGGGGTGCCAGTTCAACGGCAGAGAGTGGGTGTTTGACCTCGCCCCCGGTATCGCCTAAAGCATAGGTGTATTTCGTCCCGGTTTCCCAGTAGTCACCAGCCCCTACTGCGACCTGGCCTTTTTGCGTCATAATCCAGGTAGTGCCGGGGAACACGGTGTTCGGGTCAGTGCTGTTTTCGAATTCTACGACGATCCCGACAGGGAAAATCAGGTCGTACAGCTCCAACGGGCTGTGCCCAGCCCTCTCCCATCCTCCGGTAGCGGAAAGGAATTTTTTCCCGTCCCCAGCTTTGGGGGCAGGTACAAACCCCCGCACCCCAGAAGAAGCATCAGAGCAACCCTTGAAATCGCTGTGGGCTTCTGGGTCGGTGAGATGATATTCGAAATCTTCTTCTCGAGCGTATACGTCACTCGTGATTTCTACTCCGACAGACGACGCATTGCCTACGGACGTATAAATGGCAAACTCCTGCACATCCATTTTGTACGTCTTGTCTGGAATCCATTCGCCGTGCTTGGCATCCACGGCATAGGCGTACCCGTAGAACGTTTCCTCGCCTTTATATCCTCCCCACCCGGAGTCGGTGTAAGAATCGCTGGAAACTTTGGCATAAATCCCGATTTCAGTGGCACTGAAACCAGCTCCTTCTGCGATACCGTCATTGGAATACGCAAAGTACAGCACGTTACGGGCTTCTGACACATCAGCGTTTACCACCTCGGCCACCCTTGTGATGGGGGCAGTCATTTTCTTCGAGATAAGTTCCGTCCGGGTAGTCCCGTCAGAAATCCCATCCCCGATTTCGCATTTTGTAAAAACAAGGGGCTTGCTCATAGATGCGGACAGCTCGATGAGGTGCATCCCGGCTTCCCCGATATTCACGTTGCTAAACTCGCTCATTGATTCACTCCTTTCTTATTGCACAGCTTTCTGACGGATGTTCCCATCAGCATCCACGTAAAACAGGTTGTCGAAGTCACCGATTTGGGAAGTGGGCGATGGGCTGACTTCCTGCCCGTGCCGTACCATCACGGGGGACGGCTTCAATCCGTTCAGTGTGATTTTGATGTTGTCGGCCTTGTCCACCTCATGGATTCCACGAGCCACGTTGAAGCTGACTGAACTCCGTTTGACGGTATCCCCTGCCAGCCTACCGACTTCCGACTTGCAGTGCTTTCGGACAACAGCACCTGTATATACAGGGCTGTAAACGGGCACGGTTCTGGCCGCTTGAATGGTCATGTTGGCCGGGATGATCAGACGGGCATATCTTCGAATCTCATTGATTCTTTCCGTCATATCATCGGCCAGGTTCAGCACGAAAGTATAGCTGTCGGGGTGTACACCCAGGGTAACAGCTCCCTTGTGATACATTCCATCAGTCAGCACCTCAAAAGATTTTTCGGTGTACGGAGTGGTGCCGTTAACCATTAAAAAGATAGCGGCTCGACGGTCGAAGATACTTGCCCCTTCTGGGGGATAAATCCCCAGCATCTTTTCCCACCTCTCAACCCCAGCAATATCAGTGTTGAAGATGAAGGTGTTGGCAAACCATCGCCAGATTTGACCATACAGAGTGTTAAATTCCTGGTTCTCAGCCTGGCAGATTGCCAGGATTTCCTTGGCGTTTTTAAGTACCCAAGGGGTGTATTTTTCCAGTCGTACATTACGGGTTATTTTCTTCATTACGCACCCCCAGAAACGTCAGATATCGTCCCGATAGTGGCCAGGGCATTGTTGGCCAGCTCCACGTTTTCCTCTGTCCCGTTCAACGTCGTGTGGCTAATATCAGCCACATACGGACGGGCCAACAAGCGGCTTTCAATCTGACTGATACGGATAACGATGCCCCGATTCTCGTACCGGCTTGTGGTCACCACTTCGGTGTCCTGCCACCCCTTATTCAGCTCGTCAAAGTACGCCTGGATGGTGGCAGTAATATCTGCCAGGCAGGTGGAAAAGGTATCAGTGCCCAGGAATTTAATGTTTAACCCGATGTTGACCGCACTCTGGGCAGCGGCTTCCACGGTCACACGATGCCCAATGGGGGCAATCCCCACACCATGCTGGTGATACGGTACCGGGTCCAGGGCTTCCTGCACCTCGCTCACGAATTCGGCTTCCGGGGGCTTGTGTTCACTCGTCATGAATACAACTTTTACCGTTCCGCCGCCGTCCCATACAGGGTAGACCTTCACGCCGCCCACCCCTTTGATGGCGTTCACCTTTTCCTGGTAATCAGCGATGTTCCCACCGTATGCCTGTGTCTGAAAGCTTTCCAGATACCTTTTTCGAAAGGCTTCTGTTTCTTCTTCATCTTCCCCAGGCACGATAACACTCACGATTTTGGCGGACTCTAATCCAGCCACATAGTCAATGGGGATCGCCCTGCCGCTGACCTTGTTCCCTGCAGTACCGGATTTTTCGCATTGGGCCATATACTGATTGCCCCCGGCAGTCAGTCTTTTGATGACGACATAGTTCAGCTCGTCAACGGAATAGCGGCTCCCAATGGGGAGTACAACCGTGGCCGGGGTGGCCTCGATAGTCACATAGGCATAAGTCGCTTCGTATGGTTCCAGGCCCCGTTCTTTGGCTCTCTCAATCAGATGCTCACGGTCGGCAGTATCCCCGAACGTGTTAGTCATGAAATAGTCCAGGGCAGCATACATCAGCATGAATTCAATGGCTGCCGGTTTCGTAGCATCAAATGCGATGGAACCTTCACGTTTATCAATATCTTTAGACATAACCGAAAGCATCCGCTTCTCGATTACGTCCTCTGTTTGTCCCTCATACATTGGCGATTCTCACCTCTTTCTGGGCTTGCAAATTCCCATAGATGGTAATTACGGTAAACTTTGCCAGGACGCTTCCGCCCTTGTCGTAGCTAAGATCAAAGTTAGTCACGTCGGTGATTCGGTCGTCCTGGGTCAGTGCTTCCTTGATTCTCCTTGGGATTTCTGGCAATACAAAAGGGATGGGCTTGCCGAAAAGTTCGGCCAGCTCCACCCCATAATTCCAGCTGTAGATGATGTTCTGATACCGCTCAGTGTTCAGCACCTTGTACACAGCCTGTTCAATGGCTTCCAGGTTATCCGTGACTGTTCCGCTGATGCGATCATCATCAATCATCATCCGATACGTTTTGTTCGGATATACCTCAGTCGTCTTAATGGCCACAGCCCCAACAGGCCGGGCCGGGTCCACAGGTAAAAGGCTCATTTACTCACCCCCATTGACCGCTGATGTTGGCGTGCATCCCATAGCGGGATACTACCAGATATTGTTGCGCACCTGCTTGCCGGAGCAGTATCACGACTTCCCCCACGCTTAGGCCGTTGTGTACAGTGATAGTCTTTCTCCCCACATAAGCATGGTTGTGGGAAGCGTACTGGGCTTCACCACTGCCACCTGCCGCATTTTCGGTCTTATGGTTGACGCTGATGTCCACCTGGTAATCCCTCACCATATCGGTGAGGATGAGGAAGTCAGAAGTAATCACATCTTTACTGCTGATTCTCACAGATAATGGGGAAACGCTTTCGACGGTCCCCAGGATATAGTCACAGGGCTTCATGTCTCCCACGTTCTGGGCGATCATCTCCTGCATAACCTGATAAAGTTTAGCGTTCATCGAATCACCTTCTAAAAATGGGACGTCTTAATAATTTTGGTTGGCGTCATGCCATCCATTTCCCAATAATTACTCCCGTTCACCACCATATCCCGACTGGAAGAGTTACCAACATAACCGCCATTGCCATCGTAGATAACTACATGATCGTTGTTGTCGTAGACGATTACGTCCCCTTCTTCTAGCTGGTTGGCATTGAACGGGATTACATTGTTTCCTGCATCCCGGACCATATCGTCGCAGTTGGCCACACCATCCCTGCATTCCTGCGCCAGGAAGGGGCTGTAATAGCTTCCAACCTTCCCGACAGCTTCGGCGCACCCTTCTGTGCCGTTCTCCATTGTTGCACCCACCCAAGCGTCAGCCCCCTGGGTGAGTCCTTCGTGGACCTGGCTAGTCTGACTACTGGAACCGGAAGAGTATCCAGTTCCGAAGTCACTCCCGGAACCGAAAGCAGAACCAGAACCGGTATTAGCCCCGGAAGAATTGCCGGAAGAAGAATCGGATTTCCCATTAAGGAAGCTCCCGATTAAATCCATATCCATCAAGTGACAGTTATTCGTGAATTTGTGCGTCACACTGTCCACGATCACTTGATACGCCTGCCCTTCCTTCTTTTCTTCCATATCGTCCTCGCCGATATTCACGTTCAGCCAGGCCATAGAGCCGCCCCGGATGCTCAAGTCACCAGCCTGATCTTTCAACCGAAAAGTACGCCGCACGTGATTTTTCATTTCTAACAGCTTGTTGGCCAGGGCCTGGGGCGCAATGGTCATTCCAGACGGATTCAGGCTTTCGTAATACTGCAATACCCCCCACTGCTTGCGGGTGGGGGATTTTTGATAGTCGGCATTGCTGGCAGGGGCATATATAACCTGGTGACCATTCTGCCCACTGTCCAGATCGAGCTTGATCAAGTTGGCCGTTTCCTTGTCGATTGTCCCGGTGTAGTCATAGTCACCGGCAGTTTCCCCATCGAAATAAAGATCCGTTTTGAGCTTGGAAATCTCTTTCAGCGTCAGCTTGCCGCAGTCGTCATAGATCACATACATTTTTCCCGTCTGCATCAGCGTCATATCTAATGCCGTCTGGCACATATCGAGGATGGTTGTATCTGGATCCCTGTGCTTCGGGATTACATAGCCGGTATCGTCCAGTTCGCCTACTTTCAGCTCGAAATCCTCTGCCAGTTCCCCGATCACTTGGGTAGCAGTACGACCTACATACTGGAAAGTGTCCTTGTTCAGCAAATATCGCATTTGATCATAGGCGGTGACGCTCCACAGATCATTCTTGGTTTTCTTCTTCTCGAAGATGAAACCGTGAAAGAACTGCTTCCCTTTCCACGTCACATCGATGGTGTCACCGTATCCCATTTTCAAAACTTCATCCCGAACGACTTTGAAGGTCATTTTGCCGGGGGCACCCTTTCGATGAAGCTCCAGGCGAACATCGTCCAGGACAGCCGGAACGAAGTATTCATCAGTCTTTTTTACATGTACGACCATGGTCAGCCCTTCGGTGTTCCCACCGGAGTAGTTGACCACACTGTTCGTGTTGGGCTGTTGAGCTGCTTCCGTCATAGCTTCAGCACCTTCCCCGCCATGGATTGGAGCGGATTGGTCACAAGATTACTGGTCAGCACAGACCGCCAGTTGACTTTCCCACCGGTCAGCATCTTCACGGCTTCGTAACAGGTCACGTTCTTGGTGATCTTGGCCAGTGAAGGGATAGTCTTTCCGACTGTAGGCCGGTTGTCCTGTACAACCAGCTTTTCGTTCCCGTCCTTGTCCTTTTCAATCTTGGCTGTCTTGGTTCCGAAATAGCGGTATTCTTTCAGTTTTAAAGGCACCACAACGTCTGTTCCTTCGCTGTCAGCATCTTCCACGATGCTGTAATCTTCCAGGGTAACTGTCAGGTTGGTCGAAAACAACACATTGAATCCCACCATTCGACAAACGATGAACTGAAAAGGCTCCTTGGATGTTTTCAGCGTTTCGAACTGATTAAGAAAATACTCAGCTTTCTTGTAGCCGAAGAAGTTATCAATTCCGGTTGCCCCTGCAATCAAAGAGTTGGCGAGCCCACCCAAAAGGCTTGTATCATAGTCAGCCCACGGGTAACGGTTGTTGGGAAGCCGTGCATCGAACTCAACCTCAGACAGGCCAGGGGCTTTTATCAGATTCGCCTCGCCCTCATTGATCAAGTTAATCACCCGGTTTTTCCCTTTGATTTTCAGCTCCATTCTGGCCGGTGGCACAGGTAACTGCACCATGCCCAGGTAAAAGTAATAGCTCATGCGTGCACCTTCCTTGCTCCGGCGGCCATGCTCTGAAGCAGTCCCTGGCTCAGCACATCGACCACCCCGTCAATGTCCATTTCATTGCTGATATTGTTGGTCATGCCGCCCATCTCAATGGTCACGGAGGCTGTTGTGTACTTGTTGACTGCTTCTCGTTCGGCAATCTCTCGCAAATACCGTAGATCTTCCTGGGCACTATCCAGGGCATCAGCAGTACGTTTTGCCGCATCGGCACCTTTCCCGGTGTTTCCAGCAATGTTCCCGGCCTGGTTTTCCAGCTTGGACGGGTCGAAAGCAGGGGTGCCAACTCCCGGCATGGAAATCTGCCCGATGCTTGCTCCCTGTTCATATCCCCATTGGGCCGCACTAGTCAGATCGCTGTACTCAACCGGGTTGGCAATCCTCCCGGCAATTTGCCTTGTTTGCACGGTCCAGTCAACATGGCCAAATCCCCCAGACTTCACCTTGTCGATGCCGGGAATCTTGTTGATCATGTCAATGATATTGTTGATGGCGGCGGCAACCAGTCCAACAATGCCGTTCCAGATATCAGCAAACAAGTTGTAAATCGCATCCAGGGGATTGTTCCACACGCTGGCGAAGAAATTGGCAACAGCGATGGCCATGTTAAGGAAAAACACCAGGATGTTACGGATGATTGCAAACGCCCAGGAAAAGGCCCCCACCACAATACCGGTCGCAGAAATGGACGTCCCTGCGAAGTGGTTAAAGGCCGCTACACCCAGATACAAAACCCCAACAATCAGCACGATCACAGCCGGAATGATGAACAGGGGGCTGGCGAACATCGTAGCATTGAGCCCCATGAAAGCGGCTGTCAGTCCCTCAGTGGCGGCGGTCATGATGAAGATGGCAGCGGTATCGGCCACGCTCGCTGCGGCGTGCATCCCTGCGGCAACCGCAGCCGCAATGGTTCCAGAAGCCGCCCAGAGTGCATGGGCCGCAAATACCCCCAGGGCCGTAGCCGCCAGGATCAGCCCGGCACGGACTGCAAAAGAGTGTTGTTGAATGAACCTGGACGCAGCAGAAAAGGCACCTACAGCCACATTAATCCCCCTGTTGATCAGATCCACAACGTAATAGACTACCGGGGCCACGCTTGTAATGGCCTGCTTGATACCACCCACGGCTGTTTTAATAGCTGGGCTGTTGGCAATTCTGGACAGATAAGCAACCACAGGCCCGAACGCCTTCATGGCCGTGTTTTTAATATCCGTCATGTGGTCAGCCCAGGTTTTGGGCATCTTCGCAAATCGTTCTTCAATTTCATCGGCGTTGTCCAGTACGGCCTTTTTGATGATGTCGGAGGTGATTGCGCCCTGGGTAGAAAGCTCTTTCAGTTCGCCCCGGGTGATGCCCATAGTCTTGGCGATCATGTCTTGCAGGATAGGGGCGTTTTCCGTGATAGACCTGAATTCGTCGCCCTGCAATTTCCCAGATGCCAAAGACTGCTGTAACTGCAACAAGGCGAATTTCTGGTTTTCAGCAGAGGCACCCCCGATTACGAACAGCTTCTGAAGTCCTTCCACGAAACCGACAGTTTCACGGGGATCCGGAAAGGCATCCCTGGCATTGACAGACAAGCTGGCAACAGTGTCGGCCATTGTCATGTACTCCCCACGGGCTTTCTGTGCGGATTCGAAGATCATGTTGTTCAGCGCAACCACGTTTTCCTGGCTCCCGGAGATCATCTGTAATCTCGCATTCGTACCGGCTACATGGTCTGCCAGTTCCACAACTCCCATAATCTGGTTCTTGACCATATCCAGCGCACCCGTGGCCACGTTCGCCAGAAAACTTCCTGCGAACACATTCTTCAATGCGGAAAACCTCCCCACCGCATAGTCAGCAGAATCAGATGCGGTTTGGGTTGCCTTCCCCACGCTCTGCATCCTGTTGGCATAGTTTTCCGCCGCACTTGCAATCCTTGCGAACGTCGGGGAAACTCCATCAATGAGTTCGATAGTGTCTGTAATTTTGGCCATTTTTCCCTCCTTTCTCCCTACTTGTTTTTCAGCTTTTGCATTTCAGCTTTCTTGTTTTGAAGATAAACGTCAACGAACGCATAGATCACTGCTTGTTCCCACACGGGCAATTCATAAAAGACATGGGGCAGAATGTGCAATTTGATGAACATCAAGTAAAGCACATTGGCGTCCACGTCATTGCCCTTTAAGAGTTTTTTACCGCAGAAATCTTATCATCCATTTCCGTGCTGTAACCAGCCGCAGACTGGACAGCGTTTTCCAGGTCAACGATTTCTCCAGGGGTAAGCATAGCTTTCAGCAGGGCTTCGGAGCCAACCACGCCCCAGGAATCTTGCAGATCAGCATCGTTCAGATCCGGGAACACGATGGATGCCAGCGTCATTTCCATTGCGGCTTCTTCCGCATTGGTTCTCTTTTCAGCTGCCCCAGTTACCTTGTTCGGGACGTTCTTGGTATTGCGTTTGGTGATTGCCTTGATTTCGTCGTACCCCAGAACACGCAGTTCCCACATGACAGGGTTGCCTTCCTCGTCTTTAATGCGCTTGGAAGCGGGGAAAAACACAGATTTATTTTCTTCAACGGCGTCCCGATAGAACGCACGCATATTTTTTTCGTTAGCCATTTTTATTCCTCCTCGGAAAAATCTATAAAGGAAAAGGCAGGGTTTCCCCTGCCCTTTAATCAAGCCTTCATGCCGTCCAGCTCGTTGAACTTCTGGGCGATCCGGAAGCCCTCGAACGTGAACTTAATAGAGTCGGACAGCCAATCGCCGTCCACGTCAAAATTGGCAATCGTTCCAGAATCGATGTTGCAGTTCTGGAGAACGATGCTTCTTCTTCCGGCATCGGAAGTCGGGTCCTCGTTGATAACCTGCATATCGAAGTAGGTATCTACGCCATTGTCCACGAAGTTCTGAATCATTTCATCGAACAGGTTGGTGTTCTTGTAGATTTCCAGAGTACCGGAACCTTTGGCAGAATAAGCCTTGTTGCCTTTCTGCACCCGGCCCAGGATGGACACTTCTTTCTTTTCTTTTTCGATGGTTGCTTCCAGTTTCTTTGCCTGGAACAGCAGGTATCTTTTACCATTCACGGTGATATAAGCCGTGGCTAGCTTGGCGTTGATTACGTCCTTGGCCAGCATGGTTTTAATCGCATCAGGCATCTATTTCACCCCCTTATGCCACTACCACGGTGGCGTACAGTTTTTTCATGCTGACCACCGGCTGTTCCTGGAACGTCCACACTACAGAGGATTTGTCGTCCCCCTGCACGGGTTTCGCCAGGTCGCTTTCCACAAACCCGGTAATAGCCCTGACTTTCTGGTACTGTTCCATGATTTTGCACCCATCGCCCCACAGGGCGTCCCGACCATCGTCATCATTCTGGGATTTCCCCAGATACACCTTGTTGAAAGCGTGGGCCAGGTCAATCGCAGTGTTGTCCAGCACCCGGATGACCTGGTTCAGTCCAAAGTCACTGTTCTTGATTTTGGTGAATTCGGTTAAAGAGTTAATGTCTTCCAGAACCCGAACGTCCCCGGTCACATCACCATCGACAGGGTCAGTCACAACGTGGAAGGTCAGCAGACCATCTTTGAAGGCCTGTTTCAGCTCATACTGTTTCAGTTGGGTTTTGACGGTGAATTCACCATTGTAGATGGCGTTGGTCAGATCGGCATTGATAGCGCAAGACGCTTCCGCACCGGTCACCCAGTAGGCCAGGGAACCCTTTTCTTTTCCGGAATCGGTCACCTCGTTGGCCTTGTTGATGTTGATTACACCTTCGTAGTTCGGCTTGTCAGCACCGAAAAGAACAACCTGGAACTTGCTCCCTTCATCATCCCGGAGCCGCTTCACAAACGCCAGCAGAAGGGACTGCACCTTGGTATCGCTACCGGCATACCCCATGACGTTGAAGTAGTACGGTTCGATTAAATCCAGGTACTTCTGGTAGTCTGCCGTGGTCACGGTTTCCCCGTTAGTTCCCCCGGTCATCTTCAAAGCCGCAGCAACGGTCAGCTCGCCAGTTTTCTTGAAGACCACATAGTCGTTGTCCACCAGGTCAGCAGAAGTCTTTACGCTCTGCTTATCTACGGTTTTCAGAACCCCATCCGTGGTCAGATAGGTATAAACAACCTTGTTTCCGTCAGTGTCGGGATCATCCTGCACCCCTACGGAAATGTCATTGCCACGGATACCGGCATATTTCGCAGTTCCCAGGGTGCAAGTTGCTTTCGCACCGCCCCCATTCAGCCGATAGAAATACCCGGTTTTCAGATTGAGGAACAGGTCACGCAGGCCTGCCAGTTTGTCACTGCCGTAGTCATAACCAAAAATTTTCTGGCATTCCGTCTGAAATTCGTCTGCTTCAACCCGGAAAATCTGGTCACTGGGTCCCCAGTCCAGTTCGAGTGCCATAGTCCCATAGCCCCGTTCGGCGATTTCCGCTTCGGCCCGGACTTTGGACACAAAATTGATATACGTGCCGGGCAGAACTTTGTTCTGGAACAGCCACGTACCACCACCAAGTGCCATTCGTCATACCTCCTTATTCATTAATGTCTTTGGTCACCACATGAGCCTGGGCTTCCTGGATCATCTGATCTACCTGGGCTTCGGTGTACATCACACCATCGTCCAGGATCGCCCACAGCAGATTTACGTGCGGTGCATACTTCTTGGAAGCCAGAATCGTCTGGGCATCCATTTTCTTTTCGTCAGTCACAGCCGCAGCCGTTTCCGTCTTTTCTTCGTCCATTTCGTTCATCCTTTCGCCTTGCCGGACACATCAAGATGTTCCATGACCGCATCAGCCGGTTTGATTCTCCGGGTGAACGGGGCATAAGTCACAAAAACGTGCAACACTCCGTCAGTGATGCGATAGTGCATATCGCTCCCTCGTACCCTTGTCCCATCTTCCAGGGCGATAACTTCCAGGTCATACATAAGGGCTTCCGCAAGGTCTACGACCTGCCCCCGAACATCGCTGATTTCTCCCATCTCGTTGAGAATCATCCACACATCGAAGACCACTTCCTGCTGATACCTGTCTCCGACTACCAGCTTCACGCTGGCATCGTCCAACAGCTTAATGCGCCAACATGGAAACTGCACCTTGTTCTTGATTTCGTCCACATAAACTGGATAAGCCCGGATGCTGTACAGCTTCCGGGCCAGTCCATTGATTAATTCAGTTGTCACGATCATTTAAACAGCCCCTTTTCTACGGCACGCAGATTGCGCTTAATGACCTTCGGAGAAGCCTCTCGGACAGCTTTCTGGGCTTTTTCGGTGATGTTCAACCCATCCACCCAGGATGCGACTAGGCTTTTTCCCAGCAGAGGAACATACCGCCCCGGCCTCTGCCTATGCCCGTCATTCACGTAGGACGCATAAGAAGCGGAGTTGAAAACCTGCTGGCTGTACCCCAGGGCTTTCTTTTCTACCTCTCCCACATCCCACGACCGGCGCATATGCTCAGATTTTGAACGGTAAACCTTTCCTGTTTTCGGGTCCTTACGCACAATCTTCTTGCCCACCGGAGTGTTCTTCTTTGCCGTTCTCAGATACACCCCGGCAAGGGTGGCCACAGATTTTTCCATAGCCTGTTGTACTTCTCCATCCCCCAGTTTGAGGGCGTTCTCGTAGATTTTTTGGCAACCTTTTAGCGAAACTCTCACTTTGGCCATTAGTACACCTCTCGAACGGTTAGGATCACCTCCTGGTGGCTCCCATACGAGGCAGGTACAGAAGCCGCCTTATACCGCAGTGTCTTGCCCAGATGATTGACATCAATGTCAGCCCCCGGTGTCACTGCCACATCGGGAGATAAAAAGAGTTTCGTGGTTTGCTCCATCCTGGGAACACCATCATTTTCCGTTGCTGGAAAGCTGGAATAAGAAAGCCGACAGGGAACGGGATCTGTCTTGACCTCTTTTGTGGTCACGATTCCTGTATCCTTATCGGCTTCTGTTTCTTGCGTGATGATCACGGCGGTATCCTGGTAGAGATCTTCCAGGGCCGTCCTCACCACCGAAGGCGTCTGAAACATGTAAGATCACGCTCCTCGGTCCATACAGCGATAAGGGAATCCAGCCGTTCCTCCGGGGTGTTTCCACCCAGCTGAACCTCGGTATCCCCCTCTTTGATAGACGTTGCCACAGATACCGATGCATCCCCCAATACAGCTGCTTTCCTGGCTTGCAGGAATTTCCCGGCCACCACTTTGTCCACCTCTTCCGCCAGCTCCTGGGGCATCTCGCTCACGTTGCAGAAATTCAGCACGTGCCGGACCTCAGCCTTGTAGAGGATTTCCACCAGGGCGGCATCATCATCGGTGACTGTATAGCCTGTGGCCAAACTGATCAAAGACTTAATGTCATCGGTCATGGCCTCCTCCTATTCCTTCTTGGCGGCGGTTTTCTTCGGCGCAGGGGCTTTCTCTGCGGCTTCTTCCTGGCCATAGCCGGGGATTCTTTTGTATCCCTGCTGTTCCAGTTCCACCGCCTGTTCCTCGCTTTCGACAATCCGTAACACGTTCAAATTGCCCAGTGCGATCATACCCTCGCCCCCTTATGCGCCGATGTTCACGAAGCCGGAACCCAGCTGATTATACGGAATCCACAGGTCATGGAATTTACGATAGTCCAGCTTCCAGGCATCTGCGCCCTGGTTCACGTTGGGTTCGAAAATACGGATCTTATCGGTCTTGGAAATAGCGATAGGAACGCTGGTGGGGATGATGATCCAGTTAATCAGCTTTGCATTTTCAGCAGGGGCAAAACCGCCAGCTTGCTGCCCACTGGTAGTGCCATCTTTGATCACGTATTCCGTTTTCATGCGGGCACTGGGCACGGGAAGAATGGGCAGTTCGTTGTAAATCTTCACACGGGTTTCAATCTTGCCAGCCGTAAAGTTGCCGACATCGATTCTCTTTTCAATACCGTCTGCATTATCCAGGATGGTGCGGATTTTCGGGGACATGATAATAACCAAGCCCTGGTTTTCACCGATAATATCTTCCACTTCATCGATTTCGGCATCCAGCTCGGCCAGGATGGTGGCCGCAGTCGGGGTGAAAGCATCCTTCACCTGCCCGGCTCCTTTCAGCAGTGCGGCGATCTTGGAATACCGATAAGCGTCCACTTCGGGGATAACGCTGTCACGCTGGAATTTTCCCATCACGTTGCCAGCGGATGCGATGAAGTTGGATTCGTTCACGTCCATGGCATCCAGGTGGAAAGTACGGCCCCGGTCCTGGGTCATCTTGTAATCTCTGTATTTCAGAGTTACAGCACCCTGCACGAAGCCTTTGTCACGGTCGTAGTTGGCCAGGCCGCTAGTGCTGATCTCAGGCATCTTGACGGTATCGCCGCCATTGTAGACAACCTTCCCGGCATTGGCTTCCATCCAGCCGGAGGTTGCTCCTACCTGCATTTGTTCGTCCAGTTTGGTCTGGAAGATTTTCGTCATTTCAAGGGTGTTAATAGGCATTTAATGCTCCTTTCTTACAGGCCGAGGGCGGCACCAAACTCTTTGGCAATGCTTGCTTCGTCCCCGGTTCCAGCATCGTCTTTTCCACCAGGGTTTCCAGGTTCGATCCCCCCGGCTTTGACGGTGCCATCTTCGAACATATAAGCATCAGACTCTTTCAGGGCCTTAATTTGTTCATCCAGGCCGCTGACAGTCCCATCCTCGTTGATTTTCAGCTTTCCACCATCAAGCAAGGCACGGGCGGCTTTCGGGTTACGGGCTTTTGCAGTAGTCAGAGCCATTTCGATGGCGGAATCCAGTTTGAACTGGTTCATGCTGTCCTGGTACTGTTTTTCCCGTTCTTTTGCGGCTTTCTTCATTTCATCGATTTGAGCGGCCAGGGCTTCGTTGTCCTTGTTGGATTTTCTCAACCCATCCACTTCCTTGACCATGGCTTCTTTTTCGGCCTTTGCCGCTTTCAGCTCTTCCAGTTTCGTATTGAACTGGGCCTTGCTGACGTAATTTTTGCCATAGTCCTCGACAATCCGGTCGGCCACATCATCCGGAATCCCCAATGCTTTCAGTTCTTCTTTGGTCATTTTCGTTGTCCTTTCTTCTCGCTTCGCTTAATTTTCGCCAGCCACACCTGGCGTTTGCAGTCCCGTTCTTTTTCGCCTGCGGTACTGGAAAGGCATGAAAAAAGCAGGTCCTTGCGAACCCGCTCTACAAACTTGCATTCATTTTTTGTGCGGTTTTACGTATTTATCGAACCATTTTTGATAGGTCAGATTTCCATGAACAAATACCGTCTTGCCTGTTCCGTTTTTCCTTGCCGCTCTGGTTCCCTTTTCTTCCTCATCGGTCACACCATCGATGTATGGGACCGTGGTAGACCTGCAATAGCAGTGGAACGGGGGCATGGTCACCCCAGGCTTTGCCCCTTTCCGCTCAAAAACCTTTCCGTCCATGTGGCGGCAGATTTCTGACGTTCGGGTGTCCAGGGTTGCCACGATTTCGTATTTATCCACCCCCAGTCGGTCATAGGTATCCAGCATAGCCGATTCCTGTACATAGGCCGTTTCTGTTTCCACCAGGCGTTCCGCACTGTGGTACGACACATTGAACTGTTTGGAAATCCTCTCAGCCATTGGCCCCGTACCTTCTTTCAGTAGCAACGACCTCGAAATTTCGTTTCTGAGCGTGTTTGCCAGCTTGTCCTTATTCTCCCATATCCTGGAAGAAAAATCCTTTCCATCAGCCGCCCAGCGTGTATTGATGGCTTTTTCAATCTGGGATTCCGGGACAGCTGAGAAGGTTTCAAATTTCCCCTTCATTCTCTGAATCTCATACGCAGCACGGTAGTTGGAATCCTCGTACACATCCTTCAAGGTATCACTGATGTTAATTTCCTGTGCCTTTGCCACCCTCTCACAGTACATCTGCGTTTTTATCAGCAGTTCCTGGGCCTTTGTCAGCCTGGCCCTGATGGAAGCCTGGTTTAACATCTTCTGAACCTCTTTCGAAAGGCCGTCCTGCTTGGCCAGCTTCCGATATTCACGGAGATCCATCTTAAAGGCTTTCAGTTCCCTGGCGTTGAGGATCTTCTGTGCGTCAGCATAACTTACTCCATTCTCGTCAGCGTATCGCTGATACCATGATTCAACGTCTTTTAAGCACTTTTGTAGGGCTTCTTCGTAGACCTTTTTCAGATCCGCCTTGCAAATATCGGCCTTTTGCATCTCGAGGGCTTTCATTCGCTCGAAGCGTTTCTCCCAGTAACTCATGATCATTCACCCTGGGGCGGTTTATCCTGGCCAGGTGGTGCGGCATAGTCACCGCCCATTAAGTCGTCCATAGCTTCCTGTTTTTCCTTTTTCAGCCGTTCCAGCTCCCGTTGGGTGTCCTCTGTCCACGGGTGGTTGGCTACGATAGTTTCGTTGCTGATGATCCCAACAGAGTTCCGGCAATTGTTAATAGTTTCGCTTTCGTTGGTCAGCATGTCCCGGTTGAATACGAAGGTAACGTCAGAAGTAGGGGCCACCCCTTTAATGGTCTGCAAGTAGGTGTTTACGAACCACATCAGATTCCGCAAGGATACCTTGAACTGGACTTCCATCTGGTTGGCATCCAGGTCAATATCACTGTAGGCCGCCTGGATGTTCATTTTGTTTGCATCCCCAGAGGTGAATCTTTCATCCTTGGCATCAAACCCTCGGCCATTTTCGATAATTGCCCTTTTGAGTAGCTTCTGAATCAGTTCGAAATTCTGGGGATTCACCTCGATGTGCAGGGCTTCTACGCCACCGTTTTGGCCATCATCCCTTCTGATCTTGATGGCACCATAGGCCATAAGATTTCGCCGGAAGTCGCTCAGCTTTTCGCCGTCGTAGTTATACAGCACCAGGATGGTACTGCGAATATCCTCGCTCGTGGTGTCAGCGAACCAGCTCGTCAACTGATTTAACGCATCCTGCAAGCACTTTACTTTGCAGATCAGCGGCTGTTCATGGCGTTCCCGCTTAAAGGCTATCAGTGGCACCCTGGACCAATTCATGGGCTGGCCCTCGATGGTCATATATGCCGCATCGGTCTTGTCGTTGTCTGGCAGTAGCTTGTCGTTTTCGAACACAAAATAGCGGACACCATTTGTCGTATAGTATTCGCACTTGATCACCGTATCCGGGGTTCTCCCACGGTAAACGGTCACGGGATATACGTAAAGGGCGGCATCGAGTTGCTTATGCTCATCGTCTTTCCAAAAGGCCAGAACCCGGTCGCCCCGTAGCATCCGAACTCTCAGCTGCCCTTCCGCATCAATGTAAACGAACTGCCAGGAAATCCCGCAGTTCAAAGCATTTTCGCCGGTGGCCTGGAGCGTTTCGGCGTATTCATCGTCGAAAATCTTATCCAGCTCGGCGGTGTATCGGTCATCCTGTCCTTCGGTTTTTAATTCGACAGGTTTCCCCAGCAGATAGTTACATTTCTGGTCCACCAGGATGCCGTACTGGTTGTCCATGATCTTGAAATTCGGCAGATTGTGGACAGGCACCCTGCCCCCATCCGGCCCGATCATCATTCGCTCTTTCCTATCGATATCCTGCCGGTCACCGTAGTAGGCCATGCCCGTGAGCATATCAGCCCGTTTCTTGCTGGTCAGCCATCGGCGCAGCTCCTCTTCGAGAAATTCCACTTCGTTCATGCCGCTCTGGGCTCCCTGCTTGATAAGCCCGTCCCAGAAAGCATTGATTGCCCCCATTAAAAACACTCTATCACCTCAATCAAAAGAAAATCCATCGTCCCGTACAGCATCCATGATCGCATATCTCATGGCATCCATCAGATGGTTGTTGTAGTCAACCGGCTTGTTGATCAGCTGGTCTGTCTGCTTGTCACGGTCCCAGCAGTAGGTGGAAATCTCCATCAAGAAATTCACACACCGGGGATGGACGATAACATGATAATCCTGTATCCTCTGGATACCGTTGTTAATGCTGTCCTTGCCCTTCCGGCTCGGGTGTATCCTGTACAGCCCTGCTTCCCTCAGCTCTGCTATGCTCTTGGGTTCTGCGGCATCTGCAATGATTCTTTCCTTGGCATACCCCATACCAACGATTTTCTCGGCAATTTTGTTGTTGGTCAGACCTCTTTCGTATAGCTCATCGAACACGTAGATGCACCGACTTCCCTTGTCTACCAGCCCGCAGAACAGGGCCGTAGGATCGTTGGTATAACCGAAGTCAAGCCCGAAGGCGGATTTAACGCCAGGACATTTCCGAACCTCATCGATGTTAAAAACCTTTTCTTCGTAGCTGTCATAAACCAGGCCGTCAACCACGCCCCAGTCCCCCAGTCCTGCCACTCTATACCGTCTTGGGTTCTTTTTCATTTGTTCGAACAGCGCATGGTCAGAATCAGAAAGGAACTCATTCATCATATAGTTAGTCGTGATTGCCAGGACGTTCGGGTCCTTGACATCAAAAAACCGTTTCTTTATCCAACACTTGTCCGACCACGGGTTGAACGTCAGCGTGATCTGGGTAAAAAGTCCAGGCGGAAGCTGACCACGTATGGATTCGTCCAGCCGGTCAAACGCTTCCTCGCTGGTCACCTCGTAGGCTTCTTCGAGCCACAGCCAACACAGTACGCCTTTGGGAACACTGATTGACGTAATCTTCAACGGGTCGTCCAGGCCCACGAAAAGGATCCTCTGACCGGTTGGAATGTAGACCAATTCCAGCGGGCTTTTGGTAACTTTCCAATACTTTTCTACCCTCAGCCGTCTGATGGCCCAACACAGATCTGAAAAGCAACTGTTTTGCAAAGTCCGGTAAACCTTCCGTACCACCAGCAGATTGGCGTCTGGGTACTTCATCAGATTGTAAATGTACCATATAGCCGCCGTCTTGCTTTTCTTGCTGGCCCGGCTCCCTTTCACGATCCTGTACCTTCCACGGAACCGCCAGAACTCCCCGTAATGACCTCCCACCACTTCGGGAAGGCGAACTATCGTATTCATGGCTGTATTTCATCCTCCCCTGTTATGATCACTGGGCCATCACCGGAGCTTTCCACCTTGTTTGGGTCGTCACTCTGTCCCAGGTAGTTCTTGCCCAGGAAGATGGCCATAGCGGCTGACCTTTGAGCCAACTGCCACTGTGTTCTCCGTAAAGATATTCTGCCGATGCCCCTCTTTAGCCGGAAAACTTCGGAAAATTTTAATCCATACGTTTTTCTGCACCATTTCGCCAATGTTTTATCAGTTACATCAAAAAAGCCGCAGATTTCTTCCTCTGTGGCTTGCATCCCGCATAACTTCTCGAATGTTTTCTTGTCTATCGGTTTTTCCGGCCTTCCTGCTGGCATGGCTTCACCCCCTTTTCCGTCTTATTTTTTCCACTTCTCGTTTAAAATCTTCGGCACGCATTTTTCCCACCTAACCTGGTGATGAATTCTTGCATGAGTCGAATTCAGCCCGGCAATCTTGACACATGACGGGGACATCATAACGCTGTAAAAGCTCTTCACGTATGTTCCTGCATCCAGGTACTGTTCAGTCATTCCGCCCTTGTTCTTCTGGGTTGTCTTTTGAGTGATGGAAAAATTTCGGAAGCTGAACAGCAGGTTCCCCCCTTGCCCCAACACCGTGTAGGTGTTCACGTCCTCGTTCACCCGTCCCAGAAAATCAAACCTCCTTGTCACATCGCAGAAAAAGGTGTTCATGGCTTTCCGCATGATCGGCTTCTTCCAGTTCCCGCTTTTCAACCCGCCGATGAAGTCCCCACCCTGGGCCATGGCTACAGTCAAGATCCGGCTGTCAGAATCGAGCATCTGCAAAAATGCTTCGAAAACATCATCCAGGCTTTTGGGCTTCCGTTCACTCAGCCGACCATGGTTGTCATACTTCTGGGCGAATATCGTATAATCGTCGTCCAACTCCAAGAAATACCGGTATCCTTTTTCTTTTGCCAGGTCAAAACAGGCATTCCGGGCATATACGATGGTTCTCCGGTCCTCAAAGGTATCAGCAGTATCAAACGTTTTACTGATGGCCAGTTTATCGAAGATCAATACGTTTTCTTTCCCAAAATTTTTCTGATACTCTGCGATCTGGCTGTCCTCATTATCCACGACCAGGAACAGAGGCCCTGTATACCCTTCTGCTTTCAGCGTCTTATAGGTGATTACGTTTCCTGCCCGTCCATGGGTCAAAATGAACGTACAAAAGTTATCCCTCAGCATTTTGCATAATCTCCTCGAGGCTTTCGGACAGCTGAACATAACCGTTTCTCAACGCATTGTCATAGTCAATGATCACCAGAGCCGATTCTTCCATCAGCTCCTGCATCTCCGGGCTGGCCTGTGCATAATACTCGGCAATTTTCCTGTAGTTGAAAACGGTGTGCCTTTGAGCTGCCTTGATCAGAAATTCCTTTTCCTCGTCACTGACTGTGCTTGCTTCAACCCTTTCCACCAGGGCATCCGTCTTGGTGCTGTCGTAGCACCCCCCCCATTTCTGTCTTGTCACCTGTTATGTCGTACTGTGGAATGTTAATAGCAGTCGTGTATGTATCGTCCTTTTCTTCTTCCCCCAGGTTTTCCAGACCTTCAAATCCGAACTGCCCCATGTCAATGTCGTCAATGTCTGCCAGTTCGCTCTCCAGCAGTTCATCGTTCCAGTCAGCCAGCTCAGCAGTCTTGTTATCGGCCAACCGGAACGCCTTGACCTGTTCTGGCGTCAAATCGTCGGCCACGATACAAGGCACCATCTTCATGCCCAGTTTCTTTGCCGCTTTCAGCCGGGTATGCCCGGCCACGATCACCCCATTTTTGTCGATAATGATGGGCACCTTGAATCCAAACTGTTTGATGGAATTGGCCACAAACTTGACCGCCTTATCATTGTTCCTGGGGTTGTTCTCATAGGGAACAACTTCCTCGATTTTCTTTTCTATAATCTTGTCAGCTATGTTTTTCATTTCGCACCCCTTTTTCAGACACGAAAAAAGGCACTTTCACAGACCTAGAAAGTGCCTTTTCCCTATGAAGTTGTATGTTGGAGTGATGAACATGGAACCTGCTGTCCCTGCCTTCACGATTACTAGTATAGCACTGAAACTGCGGCTATAGTGGGTGTAATTCGGTAATTTTTAAGTAAAAAGGCGGTAATAAAACAGAAATAACGTTTTATTATAAGTTATACACATTTTTGCAAAGTTATCCACATTGTACAAAAATAGGGCTGTCAGCCAACCGACAACCCAGTAGGAAAGAATTTTAGATTTGTTTGAGATGGCCCTGCTTCCGCATATACCATTCGGGACATTTTGCTGATTGCCCTGTGAGCCTTGTCCCTGCACGTCTTTTCATTGCAACCGGCTTCGATGGCAACAGCCTCCCACTTCTTCCCGTAGATGAATCTGGCCTTGACGATTTGGGCCTCCGTCCCCGTCAGTGCTTCCAGGCAGTTGTCCAGTATTTTGATCTGGCTTTCCAGCTGCTTAACCTGCATCAGCTTGACTTGGTAGCGGTGTTCCTTCTCATCCTTCTGCGATACGTACATTTCCTCCTGGCTGGGCTTGTCCCATCCTCCTCCCCCGGCATCAAAGCCGAACTTGGTTGTTTTTGGAACGGGTTCCAATGAGATTTCCATACGCAAGTTGTTCAAGACCTCTTTCTGGTTCTCGATGAACACCTTCCATTCGACGTAATGTTGAAGCTGGTGCTTCAAGTCCAGTTCGTATGAATTGTAATAGATTCTCATTGGATCCCCTCCGTTTTTTAATCTTTCTTACCGTAGAGATACTCTTTTAACAACCTCGTGTACTCCATGGCCTTGTTCAAATCTTCTTCCTTGTTCTTTTCCAGATACCGATAAAGGTATTTGAAAATGTTTCCCTCGTAATAGGATTTCGGATCAGAAACGAATTTCTCGATGAAGTCCTTGCACTCCATCCCCCGGAAATTGTAATGACCAGGGTGGTGAATCATATCTTGTTGAGCCGCTTCATGCTGTTGTTTTTCTTCCGTCTCGATTGAATTCATAAGTTTTTCTTCAATTTCTCCAAGATTCCAATAGGGATAAGGTATTACATCAGCTAACTGATTCAAGATGCATTCATGGTCTACGTTAAATTCGCATTTATCCGTATCCAAACAATGTTTGAATTTTGCGCAATGCTTCTGGATTGCTTTCAGCCCCTCCATGATTTTCAACGCTTCGTTTTTATCCATTTTCCCTTGCTCTCCTTTCAGCTTCTCTTTCGGCCCTGTTCAATTCTTTCGCTTTTTCAGTGGCGAACATTCTCATGCCGAACCTTGCCGGGTACGTCTGTGTTTTTCCCGTTGAGTATACGTATCGTTGCAGCACCCATACAACGTCCCGCTTCACAACTTTCCAGACGGAATGCGCTTTCATAAATCCGCCCCCTGTTCCTCCATGGCGTTCCTTTCAGCCGCTTCTTCTTGTGCGTCGAATTCATTATCGTAACAAACTGCGATTTCAGGGACCCCGTTCTCGCACTGTCTCAACACGAGGAACACGTCGTTCTCGTCTAAAACCTCGCTCACATCCACAGCAATCCACGGCCATTTCTTTTTACTCATGATATTTTCTCATTTCCTTCCACGCACATGGTCCATGCTTTCTTTCTCGCAACAAACCTGTATTTCTTTCCTTGCCACCTTAAATTCCAGCCCCTTGCACCGGATAACAGCTTTTTGAACCGCTTGAAGTCTTGCCGGATTTCCCGAAGCTCATTTAGCGTGCCGCCTGTGCATGGCCTGGCATTTCTGAAGTACGTTCCCTTTCTCCATCCTTTCATTTTCCCCGGCTCCTCTCGGCTCGCTTTGCCCTTCTCCGCAGAGTTTGCAAATCATCATAATCAATCCATCCTGCATGGCCCCATTTCAAGCTCTTGGCCACCCATTGCAGTTCAATGGTCGGATATTTCCACTGGAACAGCTTCCGTTTCAGCTGGGCATCTTCCATGGCCCACCCTTTCACGTCTACAGCAACCCTTTTCCCGTCCCGGATGTAGTCGAAGTCAAGGATATAGTTAATTGCCCTCTGACGTTTCCCCTGCATGGTCGTGATTGCCGGGATTAACTCATATCGGGGGTGGCATCTCAAATTAGAGATGGCCCCTGTCTTTTCCTGGTAACGGAGGAAGACGTAGTAGTCTGCCTCCGTTTTGGAATCGAAAAGAATTCCATCAATCGTTACCTTTCTTGACTGCATCTCAATCCCCCGTCTTTTGATAAGCCCGCAAACAATGCCACGAACACAGATAAGCAGTTCTTTTTTTCTTTCGGCTGTAACTTCTATATGCCCACCCACCGGGGTTGAGCACGTAGAAGATTTTTCCGCAAATTGGGCAGGTTTTTGTACAGAGAAAACCTGCCATGTCAGCATACTTCTTTGAACGCATGAATCCTCCTAGCCAAGCTGTCTATCATCCGATACAAAATATCCATTTTCCATTCCATTTCACGTAGCTGGTTCCGCAACACTTGGTTTTCGCTTTCCAGATCATCCAGCCTTTCCCCATCCATCCAAATTTCATGACGGAGAAAAGCGTTTTCTTCTTCCAGTGATTTAATGATTTTCTCGTTTTTAACCATCATGCCCTCGATTGACCAGGATACAAGCCATAATAATGACAGAGATCAGACCGCCAACCATGGCGGAAACGGCGGAAATGATAAAATCTCTCACCATATCACACCTCAGAACGGAATTTCTTCATCGAACTGGCTCGTCACATCCTGCCCCATGCTTTCAAAGCCGCCCCCTGCCCCAGAATTTGGCGTATGAGCGTCTTTTTCTTTCCGCTCAATAAATTCCACTCTGTCGGCTACAACTTCGCTCACAGTCCGATTTTGGCCTTGCTTGTCCTGGTATTTGCGAATCTGTAACCGGCCTTCGACCAGAAGCCTTTGCCCCTTGCTGACGTTGTTCCCGACCACCTCAGCCGTCTTGTTCCAGGTCACAATGTTAATGAAGTCCACTTCCTTCTGCCCATCCTTCCCGGAAAACGGGCGATCAACAGCCAGGCAGAACGATGTGGTCGTTTTGCCTGTGCTGGTAACCTTTACTTCCGGATCTTTGGTCAGCCGTCCCAACAGCACGATTCTATTCATTGTTTTCTCCTTTCGTTTCATCTCCGTTGAAAAAGACATTTACATAGCATTTTTTATCTTTGCATCCGAAGCAGGGCGGGCAAACGTTTTTGAATATTGCGGGATATTCCTTTTGCAGGATGTCTTTGATTTCAAAAGCGATTGCCCTATGTTCCTGCATCGCTCTGTTGCACATCCTTTTTGGCAGATATTCCAGCCATGCCCTGAAATTGCCAGTTACATAGACCTCGTACATGGCTGCCTTTGGCATACAATACATTGCCGCTTCCGGGCCGTATCCCTTTACCATGCTGTCGTATGTATCCATGGCCGTCTTAATCCGGGTATACAGATCCAGATTTCCAGTCTTGTAGAAGTCTTTTAATTCCGTGAACCTGGACGATTGAACGGTAAAGCTCAGATGCCGATGCCGGGTAATTTGAAGCAGGCAAGCCACGGAAATTTTTAACCGAAACGTTGCGTAGCAGTGTTCGAACACGCTCCAATGCCCCATGTCAAGAATCTTCTTGACAACTCTCTCGCTGGCTTCCTTCTGGTAGCAAACTCCGGCCACCCGTTTCAAAAGCTCCATAGCGTTCGGTGTGATGCTCACTAACTCAACGTTTTCCATTTTTAACCCCTTTCAGCAACAGTTCATCCTCGACAGTGACGATTATCGTATCGCCATCTTCCTCCGGAATATAGTCCGACTTGTCATAGCAGTAAATCATGCACACCTGTCGATTCTTGATTTGGTCAACCTTATCCCAGGGGACTTCCTCGGTACGGCCATCGATTAGAACTTCCCCATTCCTGGAATAGGCCTCGATGTTCGTTGCCGTGATCAGTGGAAACAACTTTTTGAATTTCATTTTTGTTCCTTTCTCTTTTCTTCGCTATTCAATCTCATGGCCCGTTCCTCCGCCAACACCCGATAGTTAAAATGCTCTAGGTCGGCTTCATCAATCACCAGGATGAATTTATGAGGTCGAACTACTTGATAATTTTCATTTCCCACTTTTTTCACCTTCCATGACAAAACTTTGTGCTCGATTTCCGTTTTATCCATCATTTCTAATCCACCCCTTCGATTTTTCGAAATCTGCAATGTCGCAGAAATCAAGAATACACTCCATCAAATTTTTCCGATTGACGCTCTGATGATTTTGTCGTACATAGGCTTCGGACCAACTCTTGACCTTACCCTTCCTGTCGCACTTGAAAGCCATACACTCGGTGATTCCGAGTCGATAGGGAGCCATAGTCGTAAGACTGGTCATATCGAAAAGGTAATGTTTCCCATCCAGCACCAGGATTGCCCTGGCGTAAGGGGATTCATCACGAACTCCAATCTGAAAATCAAGAATCACGGCTCTCCGCATTGCAATCACTCTCCTTGATCCTGTTCGCCCAGCGAATCCACTTCGGGCTGATCGTAGCGTTTTCAACGCATTGATACAGATCATCCACCCCGTTCTCGGTTAAAACTTCCAGGCACATCAACACGTCGCAGAACTCTTCGTTCAGATCCGAAAGAGCCTGTTTGTAGTTTACGGGGGTTGGATTCCCATTCCATCCTGCCGCACGAATCAACTTCAATGCGGCCTGGCTCATTTCGTTCAACTCTTCACTGAGCTGTTCCAGCCCAGTGCGGGGATCAATATGCCCCATTACATAGGCTTTACTTTGAGCGATCTTCGCTATTCTTTCCTTGTCCATGTTCAACCTCTTCCTTGATTTTCATTGCCCGGTCAAGCACCCTTTCCAGCCGGGCCTTTCCGAATCCGAACTCCCTGTGCAACGCTTCCAGGATCAGCGCCTTTTCCGCAACCACACCCTGGAACTGAATTTCGTTGCTGTAGTTAATCAGCCATTCCCGGAACAGCGGAACGGGCAGTTCTTTGATTTTCTTTAAGTCCTGCCGGCTGACTCCGGGTATCCATTTTCCGTCCATGTCATCGCCCCCAGAGAATAGTGTACACGGCGATCAGATCCAACAGCATAATGCCAGACAGGAACAAGAAAACAATGCTGATCATCAGCATTTTCCAAATGACTTTCCGCATCATCATCATCCCATCCTCCGATCTCTTCCGTTCAGCGGGATGGTGACTGTCATGGCCATGATTCTGGACGAAATCCGTTCTCCAGTCACCAGGTCGCCAGTCCCTGCAATATGCTCGGCCAGTTCATCCAGGCTGTAGTTGCTGGTGAAAATCGTCTGCTTTCGGTTGGAATACCTGTAGTTGACCAGATCCATTAACTGCTCAGCAACCCACGGTGTAGCCCGTTCTGCGCCGATGTCATCCAGGATAAGCAGGTCAGCGTCCCTGGCAATCTTTGCCGGATCTTCTTTGTGCTCGTTCCGGATTGCATCTCGAAACTTGGAAAGCAGGTCTGGTACAAACACGAACATGGTAGGGATTCCTGCCTGCAATTTTTCCCTGGCGATCAAAGAGGCCAGCATGGTTTTCCCTGTCCCTTTCGGGCCAGTGATATAAAGGCCACGGTCAGTGCTTCCACTCGCCACAGCCTTTCCGGCATCCAGGGCGGTTTTTTCATCCAGCGAATCGGCCTGGAAGTCTGTCCACGTTTTCCCGTCCAGGTACGGCGGCAGACAACTGTTCTTCATGAGCCTGTCAATCTTCTCCTGCTTTCGTCTGGCTTCTTCTACCCGACACATCCTCATAGCTCTATGGGGCTTCCCATTGACCTGGATAATGAGTGGGTAAAAGCCACGGGTTGGCTGTCCACAATGCACCCCGTCGCATTCCCGGCAGGGGGCCTGTTCTTCCCTCACCTGTTCTTCAACCGTCTTTGATGATGCCCATTTCTCTGAGCACCCGTTGTCTTTTGCGTTCCGCAGCTTCGTCATAACCCCCGGGCAGTTGGCTTTGAGAAACTCCAACGTTTCCTTGCTGATTTCCATTCCGTACACCTCTCTTTTTATTTGCCAGGATGCTGGCCACGTATTGGATTGATGTTCCACGATAACCGGAAGCCTTGTGAATCGCTTCCATAACATCCATGGTTCCGTAGGTTTCGATGAGATCGAGAAGATTTTCCCGTTCGGTTAGATTGCCTAAGGGGTGAATCTTGCATTCAAACTCGTGGATAACATCTTTGGTCTGGTCACCTATGTCGCCTATATATATACTCTTACTCTTATAATCTTTACTCTTACTCTTATGTATGCGGAAAGTAGAAGGTACATTTTTTTCCTTTCTTTCCCCGTTTTCACCAAAAGAACGGAAATCAGAAGGTACATTTTTTTCCTTTCTCATTTCCGTACTTTGAGCAGAACGGAAATCAGAAGGTACATTTTTTTCCTTTCTTTCCACCGATAAAAGATGAAGAGTATAGACAGCAGACCGAAAACCTTTTCGTGACTGGAAAGAAATCAATCCTTCATCGACCAGCCTTTTCCTGGCGTTGCGAATCGTCCGCTCATCCATCTGCCCGCATTTGGTGCTGAGCAAACTCAGTGAAGCGTTGAACTCTGTTCTCCTGCCCAGTGAGTTACTGATGCGCATCAATGCAAACCATAGGGCAATTGAAGAAGGTGGCAGTTCGTGATACGTCAGCCACGCATCAAAAGCGTTCAATTCGCTTATGTAACTGAATGTTTCCATCTGCCACCGCCTTGTTTATCCAATCAGTTTCATGGTTTCAATAGCCTTTTGACTTCCAGCTTCATCATCGAACAGCACTTCCTGGGCACGCTTCCCAGTAACGTACAGCTCGGCTTCTTTCAGCACCTTCCGCAGTTTTCGCTCCGTAGAGTCAGAAAGATATGCCCCCAGGGGTGCATCTTTTGGCCGGGTCCCGACGTTTGGCGTGTTGATAGCAACATCAGCATCAAGCCATGGAATATAGATCGTGCCCTTGATTACAGCGTTGAAATTTCCGTCCTCTGTGTGCTTAAAGGAACACCCCAGGACGTTGGTTCTTTCATCGGCCTTGTCTCCATCCGTAACGGAAATCCCAATGATCCCCATCAGATCTGGTGCCAGGGAACACATTGCCTGGATGAATTCGGGGCGTGGTGCCTCGTTAGATGACACCACGTATTCGGTCACTTTTCCGCCGTCACTTTCGATGAAAGACACCTTCACATCAGTGTTGCCTTTCATTTTCACATCTTTGATCTCGATCATGCTTGAGCCTCCGCTTCTTCCAGTTTGTGTTTAAGGGTGTTGTAGGTTCGCCAGTACGTTGTCATATCCATTTCTGCAACGGATTTGATGTTGTAGTGGGTCAGCATATCCTGGATTTTTCTGCCGTTCTTCTGGCAGAGGATTTCCAGGTCGTTGGCCATTTTCTGCGTCGGGTGTTGGGGCGGCTGTGGCTTTGCTGGCTTGTAATCAAACTCGTTTTCGCTTGCATAGCTTTCCGCCTGCCGCTCATACTTGGTCCTGTAGGTTCCCCGGTAGACGGAAGCCGCAACTCCGACCATCTTGGCTGCGGTCCCCAGGGCATCGGTGGTGGCCATTTTGTAGGCCTCATCGTTCCCATGGATACCGTTCTTGTCCTTAATGATAAGGAAGTCGCCTCCACTTCCAGGGATGGGGGCCGACCATCCGTCCGGCCCCTTGATATACAGATTTAAGAAAACGAAAATCATCAGCTCTCCGGTTGCAGGAACAGGCACCTGCAACGAATCCGTGATTTCGAATTTCCAGCCCTCACCGCAAAGGCCGAAGACTTCTGTCATTGCCTCATAGCGCCATTGTGGGTTGATGTCGCTTTTTCCTTTCAGCTTTCCAATCTTGATTGGCTTCATCGCATCGTTCGGGACTTGTGAAAGGCTCATATATCGTGAATCCATTTGTACACCTCCTTAACGAATGGACAAGTTGTTCCGCTCAACCAACTTGGCTCCAGGAACTTCTTCCCCAGCCTTCAAAGCCTTTTTGATTCCGGCCTTGTCGACTTTTGGCTCCTGAATGATCAGATAGGGTGCAGGAATCTTTTCTGCATCAGTGACTTCCACGGCCTGGGATTTCCGATAAGAAGCTTTGAAATCGGCACATTCGAACTTCTTTCCGGCCAGGATCATGTTCATGTAGTCCATCAGCTGTTCGGCCTTGTTTTCCTTGGCTTTCCGTCTTTCGGCCAGGGAAATTTCCCGTTCCCGGATGGCCTTGGCATCGGCTTTCAAGTCAAGAATCCATTTGCCGATGTTGGTCAGCTTTTCATCACGTGCCATTTGCAGGGCATCCAGGGCCGCCGCATCAATAACTTCCCCGGTTTCGGTGTCCACCATCATGTCCCCGTCCTTCACACAACGGAGAATCTGTTCGTTGATTTCGTACAAAGTACTCATTGTTCGTACTCTCCTTTCACTTTTTTCCACATTTTCAGGGCTTCCAGTGCGATTTCCAGATTGCCTACGGAAACATCCGCTTTGTAAAACCCATCAAAGATTGCCGCAATGGTATCGGTTTCCCCGATTTGCTTCACCAGCCGTTGGGTTAGAGCTGATGTCCCGCAGGAAATGTCTTTTCGCTTTCCGCCAACAGCGACACTGCAAATATCATCATCGATGACAGCAGACACAACAGCGAGGTCGTCAAACCTCACGTCGTGAAGCAGTTTAGTCTGAACATCTTCAGCAGTCTTTTTCATTTCGCTTCCCCATTCCCCATCATCTTGAAAGCCTTCACCAGTCTGGCGGCCCCTTTCAGTTGTTCAGTCAGTGCCACAATCCGCTTGTCACGGTCACTGATTTCCTTTTGCAGGTTTTCCACCTGATTCCGAAGGTCATAGCACTCGTTGGAGTAGTGTCGATTGGTTGCCCTATCGTCAACCAGGAAACGGTATTCGTTCAGCGTGATGGTGACCAACAGCTCGCCTTCGGCTTTGAAGTCCCTCAACATACTGCTGTAATCGTCCATTTTCTTTTCCAGGATTTGATCCTGTTTCAGTTCGGTGTTTTCCATTTTTAAACCTCCGTGCTATAATAGAGGTGGAAGCATTTATCGAAAAATCTCCACCCAATCCCCACATGGCGGTGTGGGGATTATTTTTTTACCCTGATCATCAGCACCTTACCGGGCTGTAGTGTTCCCGGGTCGGTCACGTCGTTATCCGTCCTCGCCCTGTCTATCACCTCCCTTATATCCTCACTGGAGTCCAGCTTCGAACAAATATCCCACAGGGACTGCCCAGGAAGCACTACACGGGAATAGCAGGTATACTGCTTCGGCTGCTGAATCTCGTTGACAGCAGACACAGCATGACCGGCCACGGTGATTGCTGACAGGGCAATCACAAGTGCGGCCCCTCTAGCTTTCCAATTCATTGTTTTCACCCCCTTTCAATATTTCGGCCATAGCTTGTGAACCCAGCTGACCGACTTTAAACATCAACGCCATGAGGCGTTCGTTCTTTTCCTTTTCCTGTTTCAGTTCCCGTTTCAGCCGGGCCACCTCGTGCGGCAGAAGGGAATCACCAGGCATCTTCGCCACTTCCAAGACTTCACTTTTGGAAAACCGAACCCCAGGAAGATTGACCAGCTGATGAAGTTTCCCGGCATCCCTCATGTCGTAGACAGCCTGGGGAGTACATCCGTAGTAGTCGGCTACATTCCGGGCGGTCCATATCTCCCGGTCGAATTCCTCTTGCTTCATCCCTTCACCCCCTTCAATATTCCTTTTCTGGTTTGACGATGCCCACGCTCCTGGCGTATCTGTCCAGGAATTTCTGGGCATCAGCTCTTTTTACTTCCCACCGGGATCCTGCAATCGGGTGCCAGGTGAATTTGTATTTTTCCTGGTAGCAGGCTCGGTATTTTTTGATCCCATTCACCCATCTGTATCTAACTTCAAGGTAGTAATCACAGATGGTTTGTAAAAGATATCTTCTCATTCCCCGCACCTTTACAAATTAAAGTTGTTTTTCAATGATTTCCGCCGGGGATACGTCCAGGGCGGCTGCTAGCTTCTTGACTGTTAGCATGCTAGCGTTTCGGCGTTTTGCTTTCAGTGAATAAATAGTTGCTTGTGTTAAATGGGCTTTTCTCCCCAACTCTGAATTAGTCCAGAACTTTTTTAGCCGTAGTTCGTCAACTTTTTCCATGTTCACACTAAAAGTATTTCCCATGATTCACACTCCCTTTACAAATTAAATCGGTATTTACGGTTGAAAAAAAAGCTCATCGACGGTCATACCAGAATCCTTGGAGATTTTCCGCATATTCTTGGCGGACGGAGTTATATCTCCCCGTTCCCACGCAGACCAGGTTTGCTGGCCTACTCCGTATCTTTCGCCCATCTCCTGCTGGGTATGGTCACCCCGGAACTTGATTAGATTTTCTCGCATAGTATCACCCCTTTACCAATTTAACTTGTATTTATTATATACCATTTTAAATGGTAAATCAACATAAAAACCGATTAAATTATAATTTATTTTTACCATTATTTTTAGTACAATAAGGCCAGAAATACCATTTATAATGGTGAAAGGGGTGCAGGGAATGGGAATTGGACAGATCATAAAGCAGAAAAGAACGGAACTGAAAATGACTCAGAACGAACTGGCAGAAAGGCTCGGCGTTAGTCAGCAGTCCGTAACCGGCTGGGAAAACAACGCCGCTGTACCCCGTGAATCAGCAGTCCGGGCTATGATGGAGATTTTCGGAGTATCCCGGAACGAACTGTTCGGGGAACCGGAAGCCCCTGCCCCTTCTGCCTCTAACATCCCAGTCCTGGGAAGCGTTATAGCCGGACAACCGGCTTATGCAGCCGAAAACATCATCGGATGGGAAGAAGTTACAGCGAAAATGGCTAAGCAAGGGAAGCTGTTCGCACTTAAAGTTCGGGGAAATTCTATGACGCCGGAATTTAAAGAAGGGGATATCGTCATCGTAAAAGAACAGCCGGACGTGGAATTCGGGGAAATAGCCGTTGTCCTGATCAATGGGGACGAAGCCACGCTGAAGAAAGTCAAGAAAAGCGAGAACGGAATTTTTCTATACGCTTTTAATCCAGACGTATATGAGCCGCACTTTTACAGCAATCATGACATTGAAACCCTTCCAGTTAGGATAGTCGGAAAAGTCATTGAGAATCGCAGAGAATGGTAAAGGGGGACTGAAAAATGAGCTTCACGGGTGTAATCGCAGTTGTCATTTTCTTCTGGTTCGTTTTGGCATTGATCAAGCCGAAGAGATTTGCCCCGTTCTTTAAATCCGGGGCCCGGAAAAAGGCTTTCCTGATCTTCCTGGCGGTGAGTATCGTCTGTGGACTTCTGGGTGGGAAACCGGCAGGGCAAAACTCTCAGAGTGGAACCGGAACAAAACAGGAAAAGGTGTACAAAATCGGGGACACATTAAAAGATAAAAATTTCGAAATCACCGTACTGGACAAGCAGACAGCGAAAGATGTATACGACGAAAGCGGGTACTTAAAGACAACAGCAAACGGGAAATATATTGTACTCCACGTAAAATTTAAAAACATTGCAAAGGAAGCCAAACGACTGAACAACGGAGCGTTCAAGATCAAGCAGGGCGACACGACCTATTCGCCAGTTACTCTGGCTGTGAGAACCGATAAAAACATTTTCCTTACGGCCTTGAATCCTGGCGTGGAAAAGGTCGGGGAATTGTATTTCGATGTTCCAGATAACGTAGCCGAAGCAGATGATCTTGTATTGACCATGAGCGGATTTGCTTTCGGATCAGACAACGGTGACGGAAAAATCCTGTTACAAAAGTGAAATGAAAAATAAAAAGCCCTCCCGTCTGGGAGGGCAATTTTGAAAGGGGGAACCATGGAATACACATTTTCAACCAGGATGAAAAATGGGTCTGTGTGTCTGATCCTGGCATACAAGGTTGGAAAAAAATGGAAGCAGAAAACGAAGCAAGGTTTCCGCACTCAACGGGAAGCCAGGGCATACCAGACTGAGCTGCTCCACCAGGCGGAAAAAGAAGCCGGTCTGACCTTTGACCCGACACTGAAAGACATTTCCCTGCGGCAGTTCTGGCCCATCTTTAAGCGGGACCGAGAAAAAGAACTGTCCTACACCTCTATTCAGAGTTACCGGGCCTGCCTTAAACGCATGGATCCCATCCTGGATACGCCTATCAAAGATCTGGCCATGCCCATGATACTGAATCAGCTTAATGCCCTTCCGGTCGCAGTAGCAACCAGAAATCTGACTCTCCGGGCTTTGAAGATCATACTGCAACACGCCGTCCTGTATAAGATCATCCCAGAAAACCCTGCCAGGATCATCAAGCAGATTTCCAGCAGGGAGAAGCAGCCGTTGAACGCCTTCACGGTCAAAGAAGTGTCGAAAATCTTATCCCACTTCCAGGGCCGAAAGAACCGAGCACACTATCTGGTGTTGCTCATAGCCGCCAGAACAGGGCTTCGGATTGGTGAAATCCTCGGCCTGACCTGGGATGCGATAGACTTCCGCCGGAACCAACTCCGGGTGACTCAGCAGTGGGGACAGATAGGACGTGGAAAGTATGGACTGAAACCCTGCAAGACAGCCAACAGTGTGCGGTCTGTCCCTGCTCCGGCAGAGGTCATGGACGAACTGCGGAAATATAAGCAAGGATACCCATTACAGATGAATGGCCTGATCTTCCCTCCAAAAGGTATGCACGCTCTGACTGTGAATCTTAATCTATGGCTTCGGAAGCATTACGGGCGATCCATCCACTCTTTCCGTCATACCTTCGCCACCCTCCTGCTGTCCAGGACGGGCGATATAAATCTGGTGGCATCGGTCCTCGGGGATACCGTTGCAATAGTGTCCAAAACTTATGTAAATTTCACACAAGACATTCGGGATAAAGCAGCCGAAAGTATCGCTGATTTATACTCTTTTGCCTAAATTTCTGCCGTTTGTCTGCCGTATAAAGAAAAAAGCTAGGTAGAATCAACGTCTGCCTGGCTTTTTTAGTGTACAGTTTATTATATCACATAACAAAAAAGGGGGTGTGAAAAAATTCACACCTCCCCACCGAAGCCAAAGTGGGCTGTGAAAA